ATGGGACGAAGAAAAGTAAAGTTCGTGCTTCCAAAATTGAACGATGGAGGCGGAAAATTGTCAGCGTTATGGTATGTAGAATATTCATACCGGGATGAGAGGAATGATAAACTAGATCGCTTTCGTATTTACGAAGGCTTCAAAGCGTTACAAACTACAGATGAACGCTACAATCATGCAAATGCTATCATAAAGGAAATATCCGATAAAATTTTATCGGGGTGGAATCCTTTTGAATTGGAAAAAGTGGTGTTCAATAATCACATTGCATACAACATCCAGGCTCGTGTTTATGGGAATAGAGAGGAATCTGAGAAGAATTTTTTCTATTATATCAATGCTTTTCTTGGTGAGAAAAAGCCGTTATTAGCAATAAAAACGATGCAGGACTATACTTCTAAATTACGGATGTTCTACCATTGGCTACAAACTAAAGGGTTAGATAATATCTATGCCGGCGAAATATCAAATGATCATGTATCAGATTATATATATACTTTGATTGAAAAGGGGAGGGAACGGCACACAATAAAGGATACAAAACAAAGAATCAGTCAAGTACTGAACTGGCTTGTAAAGAAAAGAGTAATCAAGAGCAATCCAGTGTATGATGTTCCGGACGGAAAGCAACACTATGACCATTCGGCACAACCAATGACACAAGATGAAGCCTCGTTTTTATTAAGTTACATAAAAGAACGAAACGAACAGCTGTATTTATTCTGCTCAATGATTTTTTATTGTGCCATTCGTCCAGGTACAGAATTGCGACTACTTAAAGTAAAAGATATTAATTTATTCACTAAAACGATTACTATTAGGCCTGAGAATGCTAAAACAACGCAAGGTATAGTAAACATGCCTAAAAAGTTGATTGAAATATTAAGTGAGATAAAAATATCTCTGAATGAAAGGGAATTCTATGTTTTCGGAAAAGAAGGCAAACCAGGTACTGAATGTTGGGGTAAAAATCATTTCAGATTAGAATTTAATAAATACCGGGATGCCGTCGGGTTTCCTAAAGAATACAAGCTCTATAGTTGGAAGTGTACGGGTGGAATTCTTTTTTCTATGAGTGGTGCACCATTGCCGGCCGTACGAGATCATTTTCGGCATAAATCAACGGCATATACTGATATATATATAACCAAGAAAATAGGAAAGCAAAACGATTATGTAAAACATAAATTCCCTGAGTTATAAAAGAAAAGGAGGCCTGATCAGCCTCCTTTATTCTTTTGGGAAAAAGTAACCGGCTATATATTCCGAAAAGCCGTTGATCGTAACTTCTTTCTCAATCTTATTACATACGTATTTTTTATTATTTATAATAAATATGTCTCTGATATTAAAATCAGGTTTGTATTTAAACATAAATTTATATGTAATAGTAGTATCTGTAATATCGGACAACGAATATATATCCCGGTTTAAATTGGATAATCTGAACGGGTCACTACCTTCCGGTGCATAATATTCTATAAGTCCTGTTTTCTCGAAGTATTCACAAAGTGATTCAACATAAGCAACCGGGTATATAAATTTGATCGGGTCGGATGGCTCAGGATTATACAGCTCCGACAAACCTGAGTAAATAGCCAGGCGCATTTTGGTATAACCGGTATCGGATTCTAATGATTCGCTCCCTTCTATAATTGACTGTAAATTAATTTTTTCTTCTGATTCCAGACTCGTATCAGTCGGGTTCCACAAAGGTGTATAATTTCCGGCTATTGGAATTTGGAACCAAATTTCTCTGTTTAAATCTTGTCCTTCCCTTTCATATTGGGGAATCATCGCTGCCGGAATAATATCCAGTTCCTGATCGATTTCAGTAGAATCAGGATTGTTATATAAAGGACGGAAAGAATTAACGCGCCTTGGTACTAATTTTTCGCCGGTATCATAAGCAATATATTCGTCATATCCGTTTGTAAATATTATATCTTTAATATCGTCTTGAACTGAACCCTGTATCAATTCTACCAATTCAGGTAAAGTATTAAATGTCTGTTTTCTGGCTTGTGCATACACTTCCGGGTCTATGTTCATAAAACTGTAATACTCATCTGAATCTAAAGCATACCCGATATTTGCAACCTGAGGGTTCAGCCTGTTTTCTTCATCGGTGGTTCGGGTATATTTATCCAGAACGGAAAGAGTAGATGTTTTGGGGTTGGTTGCATCCAGTTTATAATTGTACAGCATCTCGACATTCTTTGTTTCAGAATCAACAGCGAATACACAATCAAACTGAAATTCGAGTTTAGATAAAAAATCTTCTACCGTCCAGTCCGGAAGCATTTTTGCATATTCCATTGTTTGAATACCATGTACAATATATGCATTTTTAAATATCGGGTGTTCAGCCAGTGCGCTATAGGTAAGTTTATAACCCAGTGCGCTGAACATCCTGTCTATGATAAAGCATAAGTAAGGTTGTGGAACTTGTCCTGAATAATAGGGGTCATAAAATGGATAAAAATCTCTGTCGCCTGTTGTACCTCCAGGCGCATTATATTCGAGTTGGTAGAATACGAAATTATTACCTAACGGTTCATATCGGTCAAGAGCCTCACTACTACTACTTACGGCATAAGGTAATAGCTGGTGACCAACATTAGGATATGAAAACTGTAAAAGATATTTTACCTGCCGGGCTATTGCAAATGCTTTAGAGTCATTCGGGTAACCGGCTCCATCCAAAGTAGCAGCCATACCTAAATCCAATGATCTTAATTTGCGGTTGCTGCCTATCAAAAAACTGAGTTCTGAGTTTCCACTGGCCAGCTGTATCTTTACATCTTCATCTGTAATGTCAAGAATAATCTCAGTACCTTTTAAGTGTACCTTGTTATCCACAATTAAAATAGCCTGCCTATTTTCAATTTGGTTATTTACGACATTAGTCCTGTTAATATTCTGGTATATTCGGGCATTTGTAGTATTTTTCAATGAAAGTGTTATGTCATATGTATAATCACTACTTTTATTGAATACAGGATTTTCAGAATATAATGAAAATGAAAAGCCATCAGGCAGAACTACCTCTTGTCCGTTAATTAATAATCTAGTCATTTTCGTCTGATATTTTTATCCATCTTATCGAGATCTGATAATGCTTTCTTAATTCCTTTGTCGCCGGTTGCTGTGTTGACTGTGACAAATGGCTGATTTAACCGTTCACGCAATAACATCTGAACCTGAACAACGTCGCTCAATACTGATAACAGATAATCTGAGTTGTCGTTATCAGGTTGTACGATGTTTTGTAATCTACCAGATAGCGGTTGCATTGAAACCCGTTCGTTATACTCCATGGCTGTGGCAAAGTCAGACGATTTCAAACTTGACACAGTATTACGGCGTTGAGCCATGTCTATAACATCTACAACAGCCCGGGCATTAGGGTTTGCCAATGTTTCCTGAGTAGCTACAAATTCGCCCCGGTGAACATATCCGGCTACATCGTATTTATTTCCTTTTGGAGTATATCCACCATCCCAATAATTAGCCATTGCCGCCTCGTGCTGTTTTTTGATGGCAGCAACGTTGATCAATCCGGCAGCTGTAGCCACACCGGCTGCGATGGGAGCCAATGCCGGACCTACTATCGGTATTGCGGCGGTCGATGAATATGCATTGATTGCAGATTGTGCCGTTGATGCCAGGGCCTGGGCAATCTGTATTTTGAAAGAGCGTTCTTCGTTCGCCCTGTTTGCCTCTTTTAGTTCCTTATCCCTTTGCTCTTCGAGTTTTTTAACCCGTTTCGAATTGTTTCCGGCTGCTTTTATCTGAGCCTCGTATTTCTTGTTTATTGCTGCTGTTTCGGCTTCGTTTGCAGCCTGGATATACGAAGAATAAGAACTGAGCAATTGTTGCATCGAATCAAGACCAAACTGAGCCGTTTCGATCATTCTTTGCTGTTTCGCCTTATTTGCTTCTTCTTCCAGTAAAGCATATTTCTGGACGATAGATAAACGAGCCTGCTCATACGCATCTGTGTTTCTCAAATTTTCGTCAAACATCTGATCCAGGAATGACAGTTCAGCGTCCCGGGCATCTGTCAGGTTTTCTAGTTTCTTCTTTTTATCCAGCCGTGCCTGTATCTCACTATTTTCTTCATTCAGCTTGCGTAATTTATCCTCTGTTTCTTTCTGAATTTGCAGTTTCTGTTCTTCTGTAAGACCGTCAATTTGTAGCTTTTTTTGCGCATAGGCTATCTGTATCAGCACCAATTGGTGTTGATATTGCCGTTCGCTCATTAGCCCTTTAGCATATTCCTGCGAAAGGAGTTGCGATTCTCGCGCCTGGTTATCATCCTGTGTTTTTATTTCCCGGGTAACTTTCGGACGCTCTATCTTACTCATTTTAGCATGGTGTTGTTCTTCGAGTAATTCAAGAGCGGATAACTGATCCTTTGTCAGTTTTTCCCTGTCAACCCCAAATAAACCTAACTCCTGCAATCTTCTTTCGTATGCTTCCTGTTCAGCAGCTGCCGGATCAGCATCAAGCAGAATCTTTTTAATTTCGGCTTGGCGTTTGATCTCCGATTGCAGAACCTGATTATCTATCTCAGATATTTGTTTATTAATATCATTCTTAACGGTGGAAACTGAAACTGATTTTAGTAAATCTTTCAGTGCAGCCTTTCTGTCACCGGCATATTTGTTTTGCTGTTCGAGTAGCTTCTGATCTTTCTCAAACTCGGACTTTATTTCTCCATCCCTGAAATCTTGAAGAATTTTAGTCCTGGCTTTGGTATCTTCTATCTCCAGTTTACGCATGGCTGCCTGAACCTTTGACCGCTGATCAGAAGCTTTACTGTCACCTGTAGGAGTAGTGGGTGCTGTAGGAGTAGTAGGTGTCTTTTTTTCGGTTTCAGCCATTTCTTCACCCATTTTATTGATCTTCATCCAGTGAACTGTCACTTCATCGGATAAGTCATTAATTTCCTTTTCCAGTTTAGCTTTTTGTTTCGGGCTTAAACCGGGTACACTTATAAATTCTTTCTTTGATTCTATCTGTTTGGTTTTGGTTTCGATCAATTCCATTAACCCGTCAATAGAATTCTCTTTAGCTATGCCTTCCTGAACATCAGCTATTTGTTTATTGTAATTGCTTACCTTCTTGAGTGAATCTTCGATTTGTTTATCCAGGGAATCATATTCTTTTTCGAGTTCCTTTATCCGTTCTTCATCATAGGCATTGGTTCTAGGATTGGAATACAATTTATCTAATTCCTCACGGATGGAAATTTGCTTGTCTTTAAGTCCTGTTATGATTTTATCTTCTGCATCGGTACGCCCTTTCAAAGCGGCAATATCGTATCTCTTTTCATATTGCTTATTTACGTTTCGCAGAACGGCTTCGAGTTCCCTGTTACTCAATACCTCCATGTCGATGTATTTCAGATATTGGGGATATTGCTCTTTAATCTCCTTTATCAGGGTTTTTCGGATAGTTGATTTCTCGTTAGCATTGATTATAGCTAACATCAGAGAGTTGAACGCACTTTGTTCACGGGCTATCTCCTCAGTATATTTTTTTGTTTCTTCTGCTATGCTTTTTTGTAATTCCTTATTTTTATCAAGTTCTTTGTTATTGCTCTGTAAGTGTTGATAAAGGGTATAGATTGCACCTCCTAAAAGAACGATAACAGAAAGGAACGCACCTACAGGATTTGCTTTCATTGTGACATTGAAGGCTTGGAGTGCAACACGTGCCCTAGCTAAGTTTCCTGTTAATGCGTATTTTGCTGCAGACAAAAGAGAGGTCGTAAGGATATAGGCCTTTGTTACCAAATTACCTTTACTCAGTTCAGTATAATATAGCCGTTGTGCAACTATAGCCCTGGTTGTATTACCTGTAGCTACAGCTGTAGCCATTGCATGAGATAAAGTGATTATACGGCTCAGTATCAACACGGCATTTTTAGCCTGCTCCCAATATAGCGCTAGTTTAACACCAGCTATATACGATATATAAGCAGCTGCCAAATAAACTATATATTTACCATATTCAGAGAAAAAGTCAATAACAGCCGGCAATATCTTAATCAGGTCTATCATATAATTGGTAGACGACATCAGCGAGGGAGCTAACCTTTCCCCTAATTCTAAAGATACGTCTGATAAAGCTTTACGCGCTTTGTCCAAGGTAGCCTGTAGGTTGTTATTCTTAACATTATATTCGTTGGTGAGTGATGTGCCATCGGCAAAAGCTTTGTTCGAAATCTCTTGTGCTTCGCTTATTTTCCCGATATTGGTGGCCATGGCAGAAAGAACACCGACGGCGCGCGCACCATCCAGTCCCATTTCCTGAAACATAGGTATGAGAGCTTGAAAACCTCCTTTTTCTGACAATGCCATCAATACCTGTTTGATCGCTGCATTTGTATCCTTACTCAGGAGGTCATTAAATGCTTTGACCTCCAAACCTGCGATCTTGGCAAATTTAGAAGGCTCGGACATTAATTTCATTATGAAGTTTTGGAACGCTGTAGCGGACATCTCTACAGCTTGTCCGGACTGATCGAGTGCAGATGCGTAGCCTAATATATTTTGTATAGATATGCCTGCCTGAGCAGCCACACCCCCTAAACGTTGTGCAAAGTTTACCATATAACCTTCGGAAGCTGTAGAACTGGCTCCGAGTTCGTTAATAGCCGAACCTATAGCCAGCATTTTACCTTTGATATCAAGGTTATCCAGTTCTTTAGTTGACAGTGCGAATACATCCGTCAACTTTCCTATGTTCTTGATTGCCCCTTCTCCGAGGTCTTCACCGAGTGCAACATTAATCTGATTACCGGCATCAACAAAATCAAGTATATCCTTTTTCCCTGTCAACCCTAATTTGCCGGCATCACTGGCCAGACTGTTAAGCTCTTCACGCGATGTACGGGTATCCATTTTCTTGAAGCTCTCATTCAGATCAAGAACCTGATCACGTGTCATACCGGTTGTCTTCATGACATCAGCATACACATCATCCATTTTCGCAAGGTCTTCAATCAATTTCTGAAAAGCGAAAGATAATCCGGTGATAGATGCGATGAAAGCAGTGACCATACCGGCAAAGTTTTTAGCACCATCTCCTGCATCAGATCCGGATAGGCTATTTTCGGCATTAATTTTCTCAAGTTCACCCCTTACAAGCCTTATTTTTCGTTGTAATTCATCCCACTCCTTAGAATTACGGGCTACTGCACCTGAGTTTAGTTGTTTATTTAATTCACTTAGAGCCTTCTTTAATTCTTTAGGACCGGCATCCGATAAGTTACTCATTACTTTATTGACATCGAAACTCGAACGTATAATTGTTCTCATTTCCTTCTCTACCTGTCTCAGCCCTTTCGATGCTTTGTCAACGGCTTTATCGTCACCGGCTTTATTCGCTGCTACCAATGCATCACGATAAGCTTGAGCGCGTTTTTCTAGAACGGATAATTGATTTGCTGCCTGTTGTCCGTCGACGGTGACTCTTGTCTGTGCCTGATTAACTATATTTGCCATTATTCACTCATTTTGAGCGAATGTATAGGCTATGTTTTATAAGCAAAAAGACACAAAAAAGCCCGGACTTCACAGCCCAGGCAATTCCAAATTATAGATAAAATCGAGTAAAACAGTCTAAGAATATTTTTTTATAACCAATCGGGATCGGGTTCATCATTTGACCGTGATGAATCCAGTACTAACCATAAAAGCCCTTCTTGTAATTTAGTTATTGCAAGACTACGTTCTCTATTTGGACCTAATCGTTTAATTCTTTTGATTATATTTTTAATGCCATCGATTGATTCTTTGTTAGCAAAAAATTCTTGATTTCTTTCCATTTTGTTAATTAATTTGGTTGTTAATTAAATTTTCACCTGTTTTTTTTAATAAGAATATTGTTATTTAAATTATTCTATACTTTGTCATTTCTTTAATTTTAAAATGTCGTTAACTACTCCGATGTAAACTTCTTCATCATGATTCTCAATCAGATTGTCTACATCATCAATTGCTTGGTTATAGGCATCTTCTTGTATCAGCCTAATAGCGTTCAGAGCTTCACCTTTTGTCGGTGTATGCAGAAATCCGCTATATTTTACATAAATTTGTCCTGGTGTTCTCATTTCAATACATCCTTCGCTTTATCCCATATTTCTTTTCTGTCAGCATATCCGTTAAGTCCGCCGTTTATAACTTTGGTTAACTTTCGGAAATCATCTTCTTTTAAGGTAGCGTATCGGTTAAGGATATTTACCGACCAATACCAAAAGGCTGATAGAACAGCATATTCCGGCTCTTTCAACATTTCCGGATGTTTAACAAAGTCAATGTCCGAAATATTATTACCTATGCACCAGTTAGTGAATTTCTGATAATTAGTTTTACCTGTAACTTGAATAAGCCCCTTTCCTTTATACTTTTGACCATCACCATCAGGTTCCGGTGTATTACCTAATTTGACCGCTAAACTTCCAGTATCATAAGCTTTTCCGGATGCAATTTCTTCTACATATTTTAATTGCCCCGATTCGTGGCCTACTTGTGCCAGGAAAGCACATATACGCTCGAAAGTATCTACACCGTATTTATGGAAATATTTATTCAGGTAGGGTAGATATAGGTCTCTATTTGTTTTGGACGAATATGGGTATATTTTTTTGAGCTGATCTTCGGTAATAAGATCAGCCGGCAGATTCGTGTTATTTTGATACGAGCCTGCGAGAAAGCAGCCTTTATTTGTTTTCATTTTTCTTTTCCTCCATTTTATTGATAATTATATCGGCCAGTTCTTCTTTATTTATGCCTTTCCACAATTCAGCTGCGGTTTTTGCGGCTTCTTTGTAACGTCCCTTATCTTCGTCTTTCTCGAAGATCGATTTGATCTCGACTAAGCACATGATTATTGCAGCTCCTATAGTTGCATAAGGAATGTTACTTGGATTAATATCGGAAATAATAATCAGTGAATCTACCAGGCTAAAAGCCAGCAATAGGTTATACCTTTTCCTTAGTTTATCTAAGGTTCGATCTAATCCATATGTATGAGTATATATACCTTTTGCCTTTGATTTACTTATGCCAGACCAGAGGTCAGCAATAACAGCCAGTAAGACTATTACATATGCAAACAGAACCTTATAGATGGCAGATAGATAAGGGGATATCAGTTCGTGTACTATTTCTTTCATATTTGTATTTTTTCAATTCCAATTAATCTTAAAATCTCTAATATCAGTCAAGAAATCATCAGAGCAATTAACGGCGACCCATACCCAGCTGTTAAGATTATAAAATATAGTTTCTGGTGTTTTCATTTCAATACCTCCTCAAATAAATCAGGTTGTAAACTCATTCTATGTTCAGCCTTTCGTTTCTCGCCGGCTTCGAAATATTCGGCATCGATCTCGAAGCTGATGCAATCACATCCGGAGTTCATACAAGCAATATCAGTAGAAGCGGAACCTCTGAAAGTATCTAAAACTAACGGTTTAGGATTGTTAGGTTCAACCTTGCAGACTAAGGCTAATAATCTTTCGATTAGACGAGTCGGTTTTTGCGTAGGGTGGCATCTAGCATATCTGTCATATGGATGTCTTATAATTGTTTTCTCAACTTGTCCATCTTGTAACATCTTCATAATCGAGCCGCTGATATTTGCTTTTTTCGTGGAATTGGCTGAAATAGAAACAGATTCCTTTTTACGAACTACCCCATCTCGATATAGATTACCATCTTCAAGATATCGCTGAACTGCCAGTAGATCTTTTTGGTTACCCAGTATAGAAGATAGCCTTTTTATATCACTACAGATAGATTCAATATCGTAACCTTTCATTTCCAAATAAGGATTTCTTACCTTATTTAGAATCCCATTTCCTTTTGTGTGGATAGATATAGTCTCATGTATCCTGCTCACTTTCAATACAGGTGATGAAGTATATTGCTTATCCCAAACAATCTCTTCCTTAAAAGTGAAACCTAAATCAGCCAGAATAGTATTCCATCGGTAAAAAGAAGTACCACGACCGAATAGGACAATAAAGCCATCCTTTTTTAAGACTCTCTTGACCTGATCGAAGTAAGCTTTTTCGTCAAACGGTCGATCAAGCTTTTGATTTTTAAGATATAAATACGGAGGGTCCGTACAAATAACATCGACTGACTCATCGGGCAGGAGTTTCATTAGTTTAATGCAATCTCCTTTATATGATTTATTACGTTCTAATTTCATTTTAATTCCAGTTAATTTTAAAATCTCTAATATCAGCCATGAAATCATTGTGACCGATCTCCCACAGGTATAAATCAGCAATGTCAGTACCGGCGACAATCCTATCAAGGATTTGCGCCTGAAAGCCCCAATTAGATACGTTATTACCCATAAAGCTGTTAGATAACGTTACATTGTCCGTGTCTGTCGCCCGAAGTACGCCTCCGGATGAAGCGTAAAGTGTAACGTTAGCGCCCAGTGCAGTTAATGCCCGTGAAATAAATTGCGCCCAGCTGACGGTAGTTCCGTTATACGAATATCCGGCAGCAATAGAATCGCCGATAACAGTGACATTCTTTCCCATCCAACTATTTCCGAATATCGGTTTGAGCAATTCATATACAGCGGAAAATAGAGCGTCAGCCATCGCTGAACTAGACGATAGACCCGGATGTAATCCATCATCGCACCACGATTTTAAGTTATTATAGTCTATCCCATTAACGATATTAGTATCGTTGAGAGTATAACCCATTATCGAAGCCAAATCGATAAAAGGAATATTCCTATTTTGGGCGACGGCTTTTTGAGTTGCAACCAAAGCTTTTAGCGCTCCATTACCGGCACTACCGTCTGTCGTGAAGTGTCCGCAAAGAACATGTCGTGCATGTGATTTTAATGCAAAAATCTGATCTATGGCTGTGTTCAAAGACCCTACAAACGTATTCGTGTTCCGCATAGAGATTTTATAGGTATCATCTCCACCACTGCTACCATCTTTAATAATATTCGATTCAGGTACCATTAAAGTAGGTATCTGAATCTTACCGTCAGTTCCATATGCCTGAGCATCGGATAGTTGATTAGCCGCAATTTCAACTTTTAAATTGTCTGTTTCTACTGCATCTTCGGAATAGACTTTCTGTAAAATAAGACCTTCCTCAGAAGCGGCAACTGTGTCGTAAGTGTTTTTTACGGCGTTAATCCGGATATACTTTACACCAAGTCCATAAGGAACATTAATATATGCGTATGTACGGGGATTTACACCTGCAGCAGCGATTCCCGGTCTATTTAAAGGCTGTTCCGGCATATTCGCCGGCCATGGTATAAATACCTGATTCTCGCCGCAAAGACTAAATTCGACACAACTATAAGTTGTTCCACTGACAGTCCATGAATTCCTTCGATATGGAGATAAATTCAATTTATACAGACCCGGTTTTACGGGAAAATAATAATCGATATAGCAGTAGCTTGCACCCGCCGTATTACCTGCCGGAACAACTACTCCGTTAACATCAATATTACGATCTAGTACTGTCAAAGGCGTGGGTATTCCTTCGAATAAATTAGGATTAGGGTCTCCACCGCTAGGGTGTGATACTATTCCCTCTATTTTAGTTATTTCTGCCTTGATATCGGTTCCGAAATCAAGGCTTTTCAAACTAACCCCGTTGACATCTACCAACGCATCAGCTGTGCCCGTTGCCCCTGACACCTTTTTCAGGGAGATAGTTTCACGGCTATCGAATACCATTGAAGGCATAGGCATACTAGCAGCAGCAACAACGAATGTAGGAGCGGACGATATAGCCACATATCCACATAGATATAGCTCTTGGTTAGGTGTTGTGAACCTATATTTCTTCTTATAGTCCGGATAGCAATAGTATGCCGGTGTTGTTGCATACTGCATTGCTCCGGAAGAATTAGCAGCAACAAGTACCCACGAAGGCATTTCTCTCTTTACAGGGCTGCCATTATTCCAAGCAACAAGATTGCTATTTGCATCGATATTGTAATAAGGAGGTTCGCCGAAATTAGGAATGTAATTAGCGTTACCGTCAATTTCATATGTGGTGTTTGGTTCGAGTTTATATATAGCCATATAACCGGCTATATTGGCTGAACCGTCACCACTGGCAACAGGTGCATTTCCATTAGATGGAGGATTGGAGTTCAGACCGTTGAAAAACCAACGGTGAATACCCATGTACGCAACTGTTGTAGGGACAAAAGAGGCTTTGAATTCGGTTGTTAAGTCAGTTTCGCCGGTGGTATCCCCTGATGCTGCTTTGTAATAAGTAACCGGTTGAGCCAAAGTCGAAACTTTGTCGGCTTTGGCTGATAAATCAACATTTGGTATTGTACCATCAGCTGTACGTACTAATGTTCCGTCTGTAGTTGTAGTTTTAGCATAATCATCTAAATCGTCCTGTGTTGCAACATTCTCGGGATATACGGCAGATTCAAGGTTTACCCATTGAGAGCCGTTCCACTGATAAATAGTTTTATCAGCACGAACTAAAACCGTCCATCCATTAGCAGGAGTCGGATATGTTGATAACAATAAAGCGTAAGTATCAACAGCCGGCTGCCGTATTTGACCGGAAACGATATTTTTAATGTATTCGGTAATTCCTACCAATACAGAACCAACTATCTGCGAGGTGTTAAGAAATTTACCCGTTTGATTTTTAATTTGATTTGCATATTGCAAAATCTGATCTAAAATATTCATACACACACATATTTATTCTTACAATTGGGACAAACGTAAATATTGCACCGGACACAGAACTTCTGTTTACACACCGGACATAATACATATTCACAATGGCTGGCCATGGTTTATAATTTTGAGTGAAATAAGGATATTTATTTTGTGTGGTAAAAGACAAAAGCCAGTCTGTTTATTTTAAAATCGGGGAATTTCCTTCTCAATGATATTTTGCATTACATGCGTAAACTCTTTACCCGATATTTCAGCCATTTTCTCCGCTAATTTCATGCAGTAATAGTAGAATTTGCGATTAAACCAAAGCTTCCGTTTTCTTTTAGGAGTGAAACCTAAATCACCATCATTACCCTTAGGTATTTCTTTACCGGTTCCACGTTCAACATATATTCCGTAATAGTTGAAGAAATGCTCTATGATCTCTATATCACCATTAGCATTTTTCACAAGATTATGAGCCAGATTTTCAGCTACAGAATTTAGCAGGCTACCTGTATCCCGAACATTATACACTACTAGTTTTTCAATCCAGATATTTGTCATTGTCTTAGCCCAGGCGTTCAGATATTCCTCCCTGTCATTCGTACCATTCGTTTGTGTCATAGCATAAGTTACGGGGTTGGTCAACAGTAATCATAAAGTAAAGCCCTGTACATCCGGCTATCGCATAACCTTCGAGTTCATAGAATGGGATACGCTCTGTGTCTAAATAAATCATTTCATTCTCAAGTTCGCGCCGGTCTTTGATCAGCCGTGTGCAAACAGAATGATAAATTTGCCGGCATATATTCAAGGCCTGGTGTTGCATATCCATATTTCCGGCAGTAATTTTTTTGAGGATAAATATAGTGTACATCTTTCTCTCAAAATATCCGCCGCCCCGTCCCTGATATATGATTCCGTCGTTTGTATCGTCGATGGCAAAATATGCTTTCTTTCCCCTGAAAGAACTGAGTACTTCTTCCATGTTTGCCAGTCCGCTGACTTTGCAGGGGTAAAACTCATTGTCTTTCGAAATTTTAAGCTTTTCAGCTATGCCGGTGAAATAGGTGTATGCATTAAACTGGATTCTCATTTCTGTTTCATTTTACTTAAACGTTCTTCCATTTCTTGTATTTCTTTGGCTTTCCGGTTTAACTTATCAAAAGCCAGCCACGAATCTATATAGAATATCTGCTCTGTCTTGGTAGCGTCGCCACCATCCAGAACATGAAGCATATTATTAATATGCTCTCTCATTCTTGGCGGCTCTTTTCTGTCTGTTGGTTCCCCAATAGCCTTTTTAAAGAAATACGGGAACTGCCGGGATAGCATTTCTTTAAATCCCATATAGACAATAAAAACGGAGAAACGGGATACTGCCGGTATCTTCCTGAACCTTCGGGCTCTTTTTTCAGTTTGGCTGTCGTCAAACTCTATGCCTTCCGAATAGATCACAGCACAAAGCATATTCAGAAATCTTTCGTCTTTAGTGTAGAGAAAAGCCTGATAATAGTTTTCGGCTGCTAACCATTGTTTAAAAGGTATACCCTCGAATGTGTGATTAACAGGACTGAATCCTGCTATTGAACTCAAGGGTTTTACATCGCTGATATTTTCAACGATAAATAGCAGTCTCTGAGAAAAGTCCTGTACTTCGTAATCCAGTATTGTAAAATTATTTCCACCGGATTTGCAAAACCATAAACCGGACGACGTTTTACGAATAACCTTTATTTTAGTGAAAAACAAAAAGCATTTAGCCAGTATTTCATCCTGGGAGTTATCCATCAGGAATAGCTGGCAAATAAACAGGAATTGTTTCTCAGTGAGTTCCTTCCATGATTTCGGTAATGTAAAATCAATATGTTCAACAACAGACAATTTCATTCGCATATACGTAGCGTAACAGGCAAACATAATTATCCAGGCTATAATAGCGATAATGATAATAAGTAATATTTTCATGGCTTACCAAACAAAAATTGAACTATCCTTCGAATTCTGAAACTTGTCACTGATCTTGAGCCTGTAGGTTTCCGAGTTTTTATATGCCGGATATTGGTCTAAATCTTTCACCATAGTATTAACTATAGTTTCTAACATGGGATATACATGTTCCTTTTTCAGCATCAAACCGATCACGGAATACAAAAACAGCAATACTACCATGTCTGAATCGGTCAGGTCTTGATTACGCCTCTTTTGTATCAGTTCATCCATATATTCAGGACTTATCATCTTGGCAATTTGCATTTGATAAGACATTAACATAGGGTGTAATTCGTCCAAAGTATCTCTCTGAGCGTCTTTTCTTCCGTATTTACGAAGTGAAGCTGCAGTCATTATCAGACATTCAGTGTACCGGTTGTAATTATCCGATTTCTTCCAAAGCAGGTTGTAATCCTGGTTTTTAAATACCATAAGAATAAGCATATCCACAGCCTCACTGTATCTGGTCTTAACCCAATTCAATAACCTTTCAACGCGCTCTTTCGACGCCGGCGCTTGATTCGAATTTGACACTACTGCAAAACCGTTAGGTGTTTGTATCAGGTCAACGAAAGGAATACAGGAATAATAAGCGCTACAGGCAATAACCCGGGCAATACTATCATGCAGTTCCTGATCAGTTCCCATTTCGGCAAACGAAAACAGGTCAGCACCTAATAATTCATCCTTTACCCATATTTCTGACTCTTGCAGAAACGGTTTAATAATATCATAATCTGACATCTTATCATCCGGATTATATCCGTAAGCTGTAGGAATAAACGAAACGAATTCGTCAATCGAATTTATAATCATATTCTTTAGTTATTATTGGTTGTACGCATTGTATTTTCTTCCGTATCCTTTCCTTTGTCAAGCGTTGTGAGGGTAATTACCGGAACATCGAAAATAATATCATCCCATCCGTTAAACTCCTTTATAACTAAATAAGGCTCTAACAGAATGTCGTGATATGGCTTTTCGAGCGATTGTTTGATCGTAAATAATTCCCGTTGTACCGAACCCTGATAACTTCCCTGTGATTTACCTGGTGTTGCACCGATCATAGCCGGGTGTACAGCATCTGCATAACACATCATGTTAGAAGCTTCTGCCGAATCATCAATAAAATCACCACCTTCTTTAGTTGTATCTACTAAATTGATTCGTATATACTTGATTTCTTTGCCGGATGGGTCGGTGTAATAATCACTGATCCAAACTTTATCTGATTTTTCGAGGCCTGTAAGAAACTCCTCTATATCCTTCCATTGCTTTTTAACCCGGTCTTTCTTGGCTTCATCGGTTGTAATACCTTCGTTTTTAAACAGGTTTTTCCAGTACTCAGTATGTATTTCCACATGATATCGAACTTTAGTACCATTCTTTAATTTGGCAAGTTTTACGATAGGAATGTATCGTTTGTAGCTATACCAACCGCTGTGAAATATAGAGTAATAAGGCGGTATTGGATAGTATTTATCTTCTACCGTCGGAAATTTGTTGATTATGGCAAACTTTCGAGTATTAGTCGGTTTCCGCATTTTTCCATCATCATCAGGTATCTTTCCTAATCTTACCTCCAGGTCGCCGATGGGATTGTAATAGTCCAGTACTTCTATTATTTCCGTATCTTCTTTTTTAGGTGTATTATCACGGAAGTTGGCATAGTACAGGTGTTCGATTTGCCCCGTTTTAGGATTGCACGATTCAAACCGGCAGTGACACGCTTCCTTATGTACAATCCGTACAATCTTACTGCCTTCTTTGTTGAGAATAATAACAGAAACAGTGAACAGAAAATACTTCATGTCCACACACTGATCGAGCAGGTATTTAACCGGCCTGTTGTATTTAAAGAAATCAGTAATTTCCTTATCTGCTATTTTCTCGTTATTTTCTTTCTTGAATGTAAGCCCGGAAGCGTAACAGGTCAAAGCATTAAAATGCTTATTTTGTGCCAGTACTTCATCTGCCTTAATTAAATCTATGGTATTGTACGGGCGTTGGTTCGATGCACCCCACGGCACATAACCCCGTAAGCTTTCATAACCTGATATTTTGGTAGGAGTTGTTTTCGAATCATCCGTAATATCGGATAACATAGAGTCCAATTCCCCGAAATCAATCGTATTAATATAGGCTGCATGACCATTACCTAGGTCAATAACTGCCGAATGATATCCTAAATCTGTAATATTTCTGCTCATAATATAACTTCCTGATTATTAATTTCGAAAATAAAAAATGCTTTTATCTTCCGTATTTCCCCCGAATCCAGGAACCGGATATTAAAAGTATTCCCTTTGAAATTGCTCGATGTGCAGATAATGTTCCGGCAGATCATTATTGAGCCGTCTTTCTTCCAGCACTTCATAGATGCAATTTCAGTATGAGAATTCATCAGCCTGCGTACCTTGCTTATGTGTATATATTCTTTCATCAGTCAAAAGTTAAGTCGAATGTCATATCAAAAATCCGATGAATAAAACCTGCAAAGTCTATTACGTCCTGAATACGCTGCGAAATTCTATATTTGAATTCGAACGAAGGAGTTTCCGTTTTGCTGCTACTGCGTTTTACAGTCTGATCACTGATCATTATTCGTTTACCGATAAGCGTGTCACGCATTTCAAAAACATATAGCGACGAGAATAATTCCAGTTCAAGCCAGTCAGCTGTGAGCCGTTCCAGTACACCTGTGTTCGCTGTATATTCTCTGTAGAAATCAATATTATATTTGTTATACTCACCTCTGATCGTTCCGATATCGTTCGTGTATTTAGGTTCCCATTGCAGTACACCCGAGATAGAAAAAGTTTCCAGTACTCCGAAATTATTTGAAAATAGAACCGATAATGCACTGCTTTCCGATAAGTTATCAATCCAGAATGTCATAGACCTGTCACCGCACGAAACTATATAACGCACCAAGACGAGATTTTCAGCCTCATAATTACCGGGCGACACGTCCAGTAAAGTAACCGTGTCCTTAGTAACCTGATTACCGGCTATATCCTTTTCAGAATACGTTTGTGTCTCATTATCCCGGTAATAAGCTTTCACATTAACCGTGTCTTCCGTAAGAGAATAAACCGATACATATTCCTTGTTATTAGGACGGGTAACCTTATCCCCCATCAACAGAGAGAGAAACTTATTAGCAACAAATTTCGGGGCGCTTACATTTATTTCAGATCTGGATAATATCAGTCTCGATGTATATTCCAATGTTTCATCATCCACCACGAACGAAAAAACAAAGTCGCCTGTTATTACCGGTTCGAGGTAACCGCTCAAAATCTTTTGCAGGTTCAGAATATAAATTTTCGAATCATTATCAGGAGTGTACAGCTCCGATAAGATTGCTTCATTTTCGCCCGATTCCGTTACCCTGTATAGCACAAACTTTACGTCACTATCGGACGAAAGAACGATATTTGATACCTGGCTCGAAAATGCCAGATCGGGGATAAAAGTCTCTAAAATCATTTCTCGAAAATATTTATACCAAAACCGACAACCGGTTTTTTATTAGCAATATCATAACCGGCGGAAAATACAAACCTGTTACGCTGCCATGCCAGGTTAACAATCCCTCGTGTATCAGCATTTATACTCAACCGGTCTTTAGGTATCTTATACCGGGTTACTTCCGGATATTCGAACGTGTAATACACCGATCTGCCTGACAGGCTGTTTTCGGTGACTGTATCTGTAATAGAAACTATCAGTTTATCGGTATTAATAACCGTGTCATTCCTGTACACCTTTTTCGAATAATAATCAGCTATAACAGCCTGAGTATCTATTTCGGAAGGAATAATAGCCGGGATTATCTCGATAGGATAGGGAATAGGCACATAAACAGAATCACTTTTCCGGATAGTGTCAATACGCACAATTTCGTAACTATCTGATTTTTCAGATCGGATATCCGACAATTTCCAGAACAAAGCAGCTGTAGCCACACCGATCAAAAAGCAAATGCCGTAACTCAAATATTTCATAGTCTATAAGTTTTAAGCAAATAAACAAAGCATTACCTACAGCCGAAAAGACAAAAAAGACCTGTCAGTTACGACAGGCCTTCTCTCTATTGTTCTGGACTAGGTTTTTTTAATCTTTAATTTGGTTTTTATTATCTTCCTTCAACAGCCATACCGGTTTCTGATCATCAAAACCGATCCGGTAACCGAACTGAATCATTCGCTCCGAAATTCCGTCCGCGCTGAAAGAAGCCATCCCCGACAGATCGAAAGCTATTTCTTCACTGCTTTTCCTGATGGTAGTATCCGAATCATTTGCCTGTAGGAATTGCCCGATGTAGCGCGCAAAAATAATATCTCTGAAATCCTTATCCTTATTCTTACTCATTGTGTCCGGTATTACTTATTTGTTGCAACAATTGTTTTATCAAATTTAAATCACTCAGATAATCCATCAAAGTATCCGCCGACTTCTGGATATGGTCCTTTTCGCTCAAAATCAATTCTATCGTACTCTCTATAATCTTCACATGAGTACCTTCACCCTCTTGAATATCCTTTATCGCAGATATGGTATCATTATTATTTATAATCGCACCACCTATATTTACATGATTCTTCATAACCCGTCTTTTTATTTTTTTATTACTTAAATATCTCACTCATATATTAATCCATTACTAATAGACCGTATAAATATTTTGAGTGCTGATTATTCAGTATCGATATCCGTCTGCAGGTCAACCTGTAACCTGTGATTTCCAAGTTCAAACATGTGCGAAACCCCATTATCCAGTATAACACGAGTATACTTCACTTTCGAATCATGCGATAATTTCGGGTTCTGGGCAATACAAAGATTGATTTTCTCAACAAATACATGTAGGTCTTCTAACATGTCACGGACCTCAATTGTTTTACGCCGTACCTGGGCATTTGGAATTTTTGTTTTCATAAAGCTGTATTTTTTAAATTTATTATATCGTAATTTTCCGGCCATACAGAACAGGCATATTTCCAACCTTCAAAATTTACATCAAAATTAACAACACCGTTAACTTTTCCCGGTTTTGTATGGCTTGCAATCTCATCACCGGACTTTAATCCCAAACGGGTTAATTCATAGTCTAACTCACCTTTTAACTTTATCATGATATTATTTATTTTTCTGATTTATAACTAATTCTAAAATGTTCACCTAAGAATCTAATTAGGCTTTGATGTTTTTCTTCGTTGCTGGGTTTATTAGAAACTTCAAGTCTTACTAATTCATCAACACAATCAATAAAGAGACTACTGTAAGCATATCTACAAGCTACGCACTTCACACTAGTATGGTAATTATCCTCTTCGTACTGCTTGCATTTAGCTATATCCCTTTCGTCTGTGATAACTATATCTTCAATAATTACCCTATGAATAGTCGGTAATCCTTTTATTTCTGTTTTCTCAATTCTCATGATTATACATTTTTATTGTTTCATTATTCTTATACAAATGTACATATAAAAATATACAAAACAATAATTTTGGATAAATATATTTATACTTTAACTAATTTTAGTATATTTATATTTATCTAAAATATAATTAATCTTACTTTTGTGTATAAATAAATATATACACATATGAAATTAAGAATTCAAGAGGTATTAGATCAATACAATATCTCAGCAGCTGAGCTAGGTAGAAGAATTGGTGTATCAAGAGCTAGTATATCAAATACCATAAATAATGGTAATCCTGGCGCACAAATGCTCATAAAATGGGCGGAAGCGATCGGTTGTAAAATTTCTGAATTTTTTGAAAAGCCTCAAATAGAAGGAACGACAGGATACATAGAACATAATGGAGAAGTCTATAAAATAAATTCTATCTCCGATATTGAAAAGCTATTAGACGATATAAAAAAATAGCAACCGTGGTTATTATAACCACGGTTGCTACTGGTAAAAAAAGAGGTAAATATTTCTATATATCTCTATTAGATTGGCACATCTCCCGGAAATCCTTTTCAGATAATATACGTACCGATTCACCGTTAGCTATCCTTTTTTCAGCAGCTATATGTTTACTGCTTTTTTTAGCACCTTTAAGAGCCGCTTCATTTTGGATCCCTACAACTAGTATTGTTGTTTTGGATGTAAAGGATGTATCAACGGCACAACCGGCTTGTGATGCAATAATACTTAAATCTTTTTTAGGCAAAGAAAAACTTCCTGTAAATACAGCCACTTCACCATATAGATCACCATCAGGATTTCCTTCTTTTTTTATATCATTCTTATATCCGGCATAATCTCGTTCTCTCACCGTTATAGGTTGATTTACTCTAATCAGCCAATTCAATACATCTATTTGTGTCTTTTCTATAGCATGTAGTAATATTTGCCCGGTGGCTATTGCATCGTTCAATGCATCATGATGCTTTAACTTTATATTTAGGAATTCAGAAACAGGAACGAGTCCATATCCACTGTCCTTGAATTGTTCCCATGTCCTTCTAACTATTCTGGCAGTATTTAGCCAAGCATTTACAGGTAACGGATCAAGACTATACTTTTCATTTATTTTTGAAAGAGCAATCTTATCGAATGCTGTGTGATGGACAACAACCATGCCATTAACTATTTCTTTAAGCCGATTGTATATTTCGGGATATTTTGGTTTGCCCGATACCATTTCTTCAGTTATTCCATGTAAACTGACATTAAAAGGATCAAACCAGTCTTCCGGATCAATAATTAAGTTCCAAGAATCTACTATTTGTCCATCTACAAATTTTACAATCCCAATCTGACAAATACTATCAAGGCTGGGATTTGCTGTCTTTACATCTAATGCAATAAAATCTTTTTCCATTATAAAAAGTATTGTTTGTGCAACATTATAGTGTATTATATAGTCTATAAATTAGACTATAAATTTAAATAAAAAAGTATCTGTAAAAACGGAAATTCCCGTTTTTTATAAAAAAAAACAGTTGCCTTTGTCATAAAGGCAACTGAATAAATTTAGATGGTTAAAAAAATATTTAGAAACCGAGAATTCTAGGTATTTAAATATAAAAAGTGAAAGAGACTTATTTATTAATCAGGCATATTCTCTATAATATATAAACCGTCTTCAAATTTAAGAACCTGTTTGCTATTTTGTTTAGGCATAACTATATTAACATTCTTGGTTATTTCATTCTTGAAATGTTTAAAATTATCATTAAAATACCATTCAATCAATAGCTTTTCCCTTTGCCTAACAAGCTTAAGTTTATTATTATATATGGGATATCCATCCTTCAAATTTCCTTTAAATAAGATGGTATATTTCGAATTCTCGACAGGCATCTGTAATGCTGCAATTTTATATTCAATCTTATTATCATCAAATTTTAATACCACTTCATAAATTGCATATGCCGGTTTATCATTACCCGGTTTCTGTATAGTAATAAAGTTTGTATCATCAATTCTGAAAGCAAGCGTCTTATTTTTAGTGTATTGAACAATATCCTGTCTTTCATTTATCAAATATCGGTATGTAACATCATATAACAAATCCTTTGTACTGTTAGGTATAGTTATAGCGACAGATTCAATGTTTTCATCAAATTCAGACCGTAGTCCATCCGGAGTAACCATAAACTGGGCATGTCCAGAAACAAAGAATATATAAGCTATAAATAATAAGAATATTCTTTTCATCGGTATTATGTTGTTTGTAAATAATTTGCTCCTGCAAATATATAGAAAAGTCAAAAAAACTATACATATTCCAGATAAGATATATAATAAAACAAAAAAAGGCGAGGAAAAACTTCCTCGCCGATGGTGTAAACAAATATCTTTGATCACTCAAAGTAAAATAAAAATCACTTAAATTCGACAGCCAGTAATTCTTTACCTAACTCATGTACGGCATCTTTTATTTTATTAGTTTGTTCCTCAGATGCAAAAGCCAGTTTATTTTTATATTGGCGTACTAACGATTCGTTGATACCTGCTTTGGCTGCTATCTTGGATATCTTGATACAGTCAAAATCTTCAAAGAATGAAGGAATATCGTATTTAAAAACAAATTCCGGATTATCCAGTTCATCAGGTACGGCGTTCCCTTCATCCGTATAAATACTAACCAATAGCTGCAACGCTTCGTACATATCGGATTTTGCAGCTTCAACGGTTTTACCCATTCCTGTAAGTCCGTGATCTATCAGGTTAGTTACATATATACCGTAACCGTCTTTTCCTTTTTCGATGATAGCTATCAGTTTCATAACTAAAATTATTATAATGTATATTTTGCAAACAAATGGCAGGTCTATTTCAGACCTGCGCTCTTTTCGATGCTTCTTTGAGTACCGATAGGGACTTCCTCGCTCATGTGTCTGCTTACAGGAAACTTTTTATCAGTTATCGGACTGTAATAGATATCATGATTGGCTCCGTTCCTAGTTACGTAACAACCGATACGCTCGATTCTACGTCTTAGTTCAGATACTTTCATAATTCAAAGAACATTTGTTTACAATACAAATATAACGTTTTTGTTATAAATACGCAAGTTTTTTTATAACATTTTTGTTATAAAAGTAAATGTTCTATTTAAAATACATATAAAAAGGAATATCCTTTTTAAATCGCTTTATATTAAGCCATTACCATAACAAAAGCTTAAATAATGTTTAACTTTATTTCGTTTTTCCGATTAATAATCAGTTATTTAGCTAGTTATTAACACTTTTTGTGCTTCTATTTTTGAAAAAATCAGAAGTTAAACGAAGTTGACCCCGACCTCGCCCTGTCGCGTCTTTGTAATTACCAGGGCGGTAATCGACCTTATATGGCAAAGTGTTAAAATATGTAAATATTTGTAAATGTTAAAATTTGTGTGAATTTTAACATTTGAACGGTTGTATGGCATGCTTATATATACCACTATGATAGGATATTAGATGTGTATTTATACCTCCTAATACGGGTAAAAAAAGGACGGTAATGAGCTGTCATTACCGCCGGATGGTATAGAGTAGGAGATAGGGCTATCTGCCTCCCATATGTGAGCCTGTGAATATTCCGGATGAATTGTAAGGAAACTTATTCATACCGATAACAAGAGTATCATAAGCGTCTGTTCCATCAGTGCGATACTCTAACTTATCTTCTTCCGATTCAGCCAGCTTTTCGCCCGATTTATCCTTCTTGAAACCTTCTGAACCGTTACGTGTCCCTGTGTTCTCAAGTGCTACAATCAATTCCTCGTTATTCTCTTCATTGATACGGGGTGTTAATCCTCCTTCAACCTGTCCTTTCAGTAGACGATTTATTAATAGGTGTTTCTCTATATGTTTCATAGGTTGACCGATGTAAATTAACTCAACCGTCCAACCGTTCTGATTGAAACGCATTTCGGCAACCGATTTAAAGTCTTCGTCATTCACAGCATAGTTAGATCCTAATGCTGTCGAATCGTAATAGAATACTACTGTCTTTTTCATGTGATGCCTGTAATAATAACAGAAATCATCTATAACCTCGGGTAGTTTTCTTTCATACTTGACATAAAAGCTTTTAAGGACGTTTATCCATATTCCCTCAGGTTGACCTGCAACTATCCAGTTAATGTTAGAATTGTAGTCCATTGCCACGCATATAGGCTCTAAGGGTTGTATATCCCCGTCCTGTAGTGAACTGTTGTCCTGAATTGCTTTCAAGTTGTATTCCAGGTCTTGGAGATAGCTATTGTTATTTCTGGTGTAATAATGTATTTTGCTGTTTAGCGCCGCATAGAACCCGTCTCTTAACGTCCCTAACCTCTTACATAAGATGGAGGTTTGAAACACGATAGGGGGCAAATCACGCTTCATTTGCTTGATATAATTTTCACCCAGGATTAACAGGTTTTCGATACTAGACCATTCCCCGTAATATACAGCTGCACGTCTGAATTTGGATAGTGATTTTGATAAGTATTTGTAATAAGATGTTAGGTATTTAGGTATCGGCTGTTCTTTCTTCTTATACTCCTGTATCTTGTTCCTGATCTCCCATAGTTTGTAAATAATGCCGTGTATGGTATCAATCAGTTCCAGATCCATTTTCTCTTTATAGTTTAAAAACCATGAACCCTTTTTGGATGTGGGCATATCGGATATGATTAACATTCCGTGATGATATGGAATGTGTCCGAAATGGGATTTAATGCCACCATTAGCAGGAAAGGTTTCATCTTTCAATTTTTCGAAATCTAAGAACTTAGCTTCATCGCAAAGCAGCCAATCAAGGGTTAATGAATTAGAGGAACCTGTAATGTCCTGAGAGATGAAATACTGGATAGAGCCATTATACCAATATATTACATGTTCGTAATTAGCCGGCTCAATAATAGGTTTGGCGAATCCCAGGCTTTTAGGCGGTTTGCGTCCTATCACATAATGCAGATCGCGTTTAAAACCAAAAGAGTTAAGCGCATTGAGTGTACCTGGTAATGTGTTGGTTAATCCCCGTTTATAAGAAGGAAAAACGAAAGCACCCGATGAACGGGGCATCTTTTGTGCGTTACGTTGCACATAAGGGCCTGCAACGCCGTGCGTTTTCCCAATACGCCGCCCGGCTACAAAAACAGTAGTATGAGCACCGGTGTACATAACCAACTGTTGGGGTGGGTTAAAGTATATTTTCTTACGGTTACTCATAATCTTTCGTATTCTCTAATAAACTGGGATTAATGCCGATGTCTTCATAGTCTACATCTTCAATATCTGTCATATACTTTTGTTTCATGGCTGCTATCTTCTCCTGAATATTGGCTATCGGTTTAATTCCTATTACAGTCGGATCAGATGTAGGCTCATAATTTTGCGGCATAATATCCTCCCATGGAAACTCTAAAGAATCTTCTTTATCGAGTTGGTTATATTTAGCGTACTTGTCACCTGCCATTACTTCAGCTATGGGATTCTTTTTTATCCTGGCAAGTTCGAAAGCTTCAAGAAACATGGCATTAGCCCTGAACCGGTGGAAAGCTTTAGTAGCGTTGTTAAAATCACCCAGAAGTTGTTTTATGATTCTAATGTCCTCATACGCTTCCGACATGGAAATATTGAACATGCTGGTAAGCTTGTCCCTCATTTCCTTGTCTTTCTTTGTAGGATAATCATTCCAGATAGTATAGATCGAGCGTATTCTTTTGATACGTTCGATTATTTGAGGTGGAATACCTATTTTTTTTAAAGTATCCACATCATCGAATAAATGCCGGTGACATATATCTATTGTTTTCTCCTTACGCATGCCTATCAGTTAAATAGGCTTGCATCCGTTGCAAGCCTATATTTTTGAGTATCTGTTTGTTTTTCTTTTCACTTCTCATTTAGCGTAATAGTCAGTCCTAAGTCCTGTAATTCTTTTTCCTGATCAGGGTCGAATGATTCACCGGCAGCTTTCATTAAGTCATACCTGGTTTGCATATTGTTTTTCAGATTCTCGTATCCGGGTATATTACCGGTTGTTTTCAACTCAAGTAGTTTAGCCTTGTTTCTACTGAGGTATGCCCGGTGGCTGGTAACTTCTTTTGCTGACAGTGGTGTGACCGCTGTTTTTTCTGGTTCAAGTTCTTCTACCTTGGCCGTATTACCATCAGGTATAGGAGCAGCGACAGCTGTGTCGTAAATATCCCAGTTCCGGCGAATTGTATCATCATAAGCCGCTAACTGTTTTAAAAACGGATACCTGTCACATGGTCTTTCGTTAGCCATCAGTTTCAATTTCTCATGCGTTGACCTTACTTTGGGGTATAAGTCTTCATTTTCGTTGAAAGCTGCTATTGCAACATCCGGCAGCTGGTCGTGATCTTCCCTTTTACCTTTTGTTTTTTCGAGATAAACAGGCGCAACTTCTTTGTCGAACTTTTCTACCTTATCATCCAATTCTTTAACTTCTTCATCCGTCAATGATTTCAGTTCAGTATAATTCGATTTCGCTTCCAGTAATTCAGCCTGTTTTTGCAATTCGTAAATCAGTTTTTTACGGTATTTTTCAGGATTCCGGGTTATATTCAGGTATAATATCCGGTTTCTGTTCAAACTAAGCAGGAGTTTTGCGCCGGCTTCGATATCGGGCTGATCAGCATTGAGCCATGCCTTTACTTTTTCCAAATACTCAAGGTAATTCATAAAAATGATTATTTATTATTTGTAGACCAAACCTAGTAATTACCGGAAAGCTGCTAAAAGACAAGAGAGGCTTTGCCTATGGCAAAACCTCTCACACCTAATAACTAAAACTAATATCACTTATGAAAATATCACGCACCACTCTCGGGCGCTTCATCGGGAGTTTCGTTTATAATTCCGTCTTCCGTTCTAATTTCCCCTTCATAGAAGGGAGCCGGACATATATCGGGAACCTGTATTGTCAGAGTTGTACCTTTTTCGTCTGTAGCAGCTGCACCTAATGCCGTTGCTACATTTGTTTCGGTTTGATACATCTCATTACCCAATACCCTGTATTTACCGCCTGTTTCCTGCACGATATATACATAATCGTCGTTATTAGCCAGGCGTGCGAATCCGGCGGCATCCTGATCAGTATTCGGAACAACAATAGTAGCCTGATTAAGGTATGTTTTAGAGGGTTTTGTACCCTGTGATTCACTGGTTACAGGTGACCGGCTGATAATAATATCCATACGATTCCAAACGGTCTCAGCTGCCAGGGCAAAGTTACCCTGATAGGTAGCCATTTTACCCATTGTTTCGCCGGCAGCAAGTGTACTGGGAAGCGTGGGCCATGCTAAAATATTACGCCGGGGTGTGAAAAATACTTCACTCCTGATACCAGGAGTATTTATTTGCCCGTCACACCATTCTAATGATGTCGGGCTTGTAGCTGTATCGCATTTTGTTGCCATGGTTTAATATTTAAGCAAGTTTACCAATCATCAATCTTTCGGGCGAAATACTTTCATATTGTGTTCCGAAAAACATAGCTGCAGACAGAGTAAGGTAGAAAGCCGAAAAGCGGTCTACATTAATTAATTCCTTATTCCCCCATTGGTCACAACCAACCAACATATTAGACTGTGTGGTTAATTGGATATATTGAGAACCTTTCTTCGAAGCAAGAGGAACTAATTCACATCTATTGTCTGACCCTTCGAGAAAAGTCTTTTTATACTCGGTATTATAAGGAGTGGCATTTGTGGTGGCTTTATAATCTTCCAGATAGAAGTTATAAATGTTACGTGGGATAAACATTTTTACCTTTTCTTCATCCTGCAATTCATCAGTAGAACTATTGTAAAGTGTTTTCAGCCCATCTACTGAATTGGTGACATCAAGAGGCGTACCGAAAGCAAACAGGTTATTTTTTGCAGCAGATATAGTACCGGCTGCAATTTCTGTCGTTGCTATGGTATCAAAACCATTGAACAACTCTAATGTTGTGGTTCCGGTGTCAACTCTAGATGCGGTGAATAAAGATTTATTCATGTTTTTAGAAATCTGCTTTATCACATACGCAACAACCTGATATGCGATGGGAACCCCTTTCAAAGCTTCACCACTATTTACCATGCTGCCGTATATAGAGCCAATAACTTGGTTTGGGTCAAATTTCTTCACAACATTACCAAAGAATGTTTCGAGAGTACGACCTACGATCTTTACATCGTCGGCATCTTCCCTGTCTGCATTGTAAGGTCCTAGTTCCGCACCACCGGATAATTCACCAACGGTTTCTTTACCCTGAATACCGTACCGAACAGTCATGTGCTGAGTCGATCTTTCGAGTGCTATAATAGGCATCATCAGGAGTTCTTTACGGAACTTCTGAGCCGATTTAGCCAGGTCTTCGGGGCTTACTGTAATTTTAGTTGCCATATATAAAAAGAATTAGAATTAATCAGGAAGATTATCATACATTTTGCGAGCTGATATTGCTGCATTCAGAAACTCGGTGTGTTCATCACCAGTGCCTTCACTGTCATTGTCGGTTTTAGAATTTACCGGATTGGTTGTGTCTCCGGCAGAACCTTTTAGGTTTTTCACCTCGGTTTCGAGTTCTGCTATTTTATTTTCTTTGGTTGTTACCAAAGCTTCTGCATCGTTTTTAGCCTTATTAGCTGTTTCGATGGCAGAATTGATCTTTTCCACATCATCAACAGAAAGGTTTACCTTTTTGTCGATTTCTTCAACACCTTCTTTATTCAGAATAGTATTGATATGAGTAAATTCCTTTCTCATATTAATAATAGGGTTTTGAGGGTTATTATCTGTTTGATTATCTTTTGGCAGGATAGCGTTTTTCAGATCGGCAAAACCATCTTTTATAAGCTGAAAGATGGAATCATCTTTCTCGTTAAATCTTTCAGGAATAGGTAAGCCTATTGTGTTGAAACGGGCTTTCATTTCAACCGAATTGAGTTTGGTGGATTCATGCTTTCCAAATACTTCATCAACAAATCCCCATTCTTTAGCCTCCTGAGAAGTTAGCCATGTTTGCTCTTTCATCAGGTTTAGTATTTCTGTAATACTCTTACCCGATTTGTTAGCATACTTACGAGCTATAACTAAGGTTACTTTTTCATTTTCCTTTTTCTCCTTGGTCAGCTGGTCGATCACTGCCTGGATATCGTCCTCATTCATATATCCCCATTCGTCGACCCAACTCATAGCTTTATGAATCAGATACAGCGAGTCCACATGTGCTCTTACTTTGTTTGCTCCGAGAGTCAGTACGGTAGCAGCCGAGGCGTTGAATGAAAACAGGTCGACAGTGATGTTTCCATGTTCTTCAAACTGAGCCGAAATGTCAAGGGCATGGTTTACATCACCACCTAATGAATTTACACGAGCCGTTACAGGTTTACCTTTGTAATTAGCCAATATGTTTTTGATGGCTTTTTTCGAACCCGTCCAGTCACCTATGTATCCGTCGATGTCTATTGCGTATGCCATATAAAAAAAGTTACATTGAGATTATTTCACAATGCAACTTTACGGATAATATATAGCAGGAAAAAAGACTGTTATTTGCGTTTATTTTTCATAAATTCATACATTTTATATATATCTTTTCTGCTGACAGCTATGTTTTTAGCTGCGTATGCGAGTTCTTTAAATCCGGCTGATAGTTTTATCAGAGTTTCGATACCTGTACTTCTTGTTGCTTCTATAAATTCATTTGTCGCTACTTGTAGTTTATAGGATTATATTGCCTTAGATTGTATAAAAACTCAATATCAGAAAGTGATAATTGTTCAAAATATACTCTAAAGTCTTTGTAGTAAGTTAAATAATAGAAGTCTCTTAATAATTTCAGTTCGTTTTCTGTAAACATATTATATCGAGTATACTAAATATATTTATATATGTGATTTCATATTCGGATATATGAGCCTCGGTAGCGTTTCCTGGATTCGTATGTTTCACGGTAGCTGCCGGAAAGGGAGCCTTATTAATACCTAGCAGGTATTGATAATTCATTATATCCGTCAACAGGTAAACAATATTTTTATTTAGAATAATACTTTCAAGACTGTAAGGATATACCTCTTGATTGCCGGCTCTGAAAATAAGCTTGGTTGTATATATATTCTGATCACTCACCTTTTTCGTTTCATATTCTACAGATGCCAGGCCTTCTATACATATGGGAGAAAATGTTCCGGCTACAGAGATAAAAACGCCCTGAGTTAGTCTTTCACTATGTCCTATCTGTATCTGATCGGGAAAAGCATATTCTATCTTTTTTATCCCTGCTAAAAAGTTACTCATGTTTGATTTATTTATAAGATTATCAATATTTTAGATATTTTCAGCATTTCATTTTTGTGCAAAAATGCCCTGAAAGTCGTAACATATTTATGTTAAATTAACTAAGTTTAACGTTGTTTTCCTCCATGTATTTTTTACGTGCCCTGTAAAATTTCTGACGTATGGTTTCAAAGTTCTTCTGATCGTCGATATTTGTCATTCCATGTTTTTCACAGTATGCTAATATCAGATCACTGAGAACGATATTAGGGTCACATGAGAGTTCGAGAAGTTCAGTACACATATTGTTAACCAGAATGCTTTCGAAATAGTCAATCAGTAATTTCTTAGAACCGGGATACAGGTAATTATAAACCCGTGGGTCTTTCTCTTTCGACCAGGGTATTTCAAGACGGTAGTATGTGGTAATGTCTTCGTCAGAGAGCGAATCAAGTTCTGTGTCCTTTGGATTTTTGTCTAAAAACCGGCGAACTAATTTTGCTTCCGGTGAATTTGAACTTAATCTGATAGGGTCACCCCAATGATGGGTTACATATTGACCTAAATAACGCTCCATTTTCAAATAAATATAAATCTCACTACTCATAGTTTTTGTTATTTTTATTATTTTAAAAATAGTCAATATTTCTCATATTATCAATATGTTACGTGTTAAAAGTAAACAAAAATAGACTTTTGGTAAATAAAATTGTTTGTGTTTTTTTGCTTACTACATACTACAAGGTTTATATTATTTATATTCAGTGTTTTAGTGTGATTATTCTTGTAGTAGGCTTGTTTTGTAGTAACTTGTAGTAGGCTGTAGTAGTTTTATTTTAAATTTTAAAACTACTACAAAGAAAGTGTTTACAGTAAAGGCTTTCAAGCGTTTTTTTATGCTTTGTAGTAAGTAGTAGTTTTGTTTGCATAGAAAGTATTTCATGTAAACAATATTATATATATAAATAAAACTTATTATTTACTATTTAATATATAATATGTATATATACAAAACTCCCCTGCAACCTAAAAGTAGCGAGTCAGAATTTCACTACTAAAGTTACAAGGGAGTGGGGAACGAATTAAGAGCGTGGGACTATTCAGAGAAAAGTAATGTGCTTCTTTTTCGGGGATCGTAATTTGTATATATTATTTCCTGAACTTCACCAGATCTAATATTATTTTTTTTGACCGGGAACTTTATTTTATACCAATCCGAGTATATTTCATCATATAGATCGCTTTCGTAACTGCTTACCATGGCCAGCCCTTCTATATGGTGTAAACGATCAGCTAACCTCCTGTGATCTTCATCGCTGAATTCAAATTTATAATCATGGAATGACTTCCTGACTTCTTTAGGATAGGGTGGGTCACCATAGAAAAAAGCTTTCGGGTGATCAATCCGGTTAATACAGTCTTCAAAGTCCATACTCATAATTTGACATTCAGATCTGAGGACGTGAGCAACTTTATAAAGGTTGTAAATAGCATTGTTCCAACGTGAAACGGTTTCGCCTCCTTGTGAGTTTACGTGTATCTTAGCCATGTGCCAGCCTTTGTTTTTTCGTTGTCCGCCCAATCCGAAAAAGGATTGTTTCACTCTTACATAGAATCTACGGGCTTGTTCTATTTTGTCTGCAGATGGTTCCCAACAGTTATTGTATTCCGTTTCAGAACATGGAGTTAAAAGTAAAAGCTTAACTAAATCATTTTCGTGATTTCTAAGGACCTCAAAAAAGTTGGTGACATCTTCGTTTATCTCATTAATTGTTTTTATCACACGCCCTCTGTAATTGAGCGAAACAACGGCACTACCTCCGAATAGTTCAACCAAATGGGTAAATTTTTCAGGGAAATTAGAATATAAATAATCGAGGTACGTAAACTTACCCCCAAAATAATTGAATGCTATAATCTTACTTGAATCGTGGCTCATAATTATTCGATAAACTTTACGTGATACCCTTTCAAAGGATTTCCATTGCCATCCCGGTATGATACTTTTGAATATCCGAGGGCTGTGAGTGCTGTACCGATTTTATTTACGGTAAAATCGCTTAGATGTTCCCGTTTTACAAGCTTTCTTAACCGGCTATGTATATCGGTAGCATTTAGATTTTCACCTTCTTCTTTCGATTCGGGAACAGTGAGATACATAAGTATGTACTTCATCGCAATAGTTTCTTCCAGGAATCGACGGTTATACGTTTGAAATTCTTCGAAGTCCGATAAACCGAAAATATAATCAAAGTCGGTTTCTTCATATAGGTTTAGAGCTTCCGCCCATAACTGATCAATGTCTACAACTTTCCTGTAGTCGTGGTTAATATCTTCAAGTTCTATTATACCAAACCGTCTGTATCCGTAACTTTCTTTAAGAAAGCCGCCTTTCTCCTGATTTCTGTTCGAAGTGAACGCTGCACATCCGATCCTGTCTTTTTCGGTCGGATATTCTTCGTGCCGGCGTTTATTCAGAATTGCTTTGTCTGACATACATTTTTTGAACTGGTCGATGTTCCGGTTATTAATCCCTTCGAATTCATCAAAATTGATAAGCATATAACGGGTAAAGGCATCTTCCATTTCGAATTTGCGATCATCCCGGCTTGACTTGACGTGATATTCACGAAGGGATTCAGGCATAAAGAACTCGATCAGCCATGTTTTGCCTATACCTTCCCGGCTATGGATAAATCCCAGTGCAACATCATTAGGTATATTACCCATCCAACAGGCGACACAGGCGACAAACCATTTTTTTAGAAGCTTATCGGTTCTCGATCTGTAGTATTCAGGTGTGTTATCGTCAAAGCACCGGGGTATGATATGCTTTGCTAATAAGTCTATCTGGCTTTCTCCTTTAAACTTCTTTCTGAGGTTGTCAAAATAGTCGGTGATAGGATTAAACGGCGTGATATAGTTGGGACTGCGTAATATCTTCCTTAATACTGATTCGCTGACAGAATACCCTTCCGACTTCATGTGTAACCAAATATCATCTGATGATGGAGGAAAATTATACCGGCTTTCATCTTTGCAGCTTATCTTTATTTTGGATGGGTCGTGTGCCGGTATCCGGATATCGTAATGCTCCTGTAAAAATGAAACGATATTTTGTATTTCGTCACTGAATAAATCTTTCTGAGGTTTATTCGTTTCCAACTTATCATATTGTGCCATAAATGATTTAGTCCCTTCCTTTTAGTTATTATCTTATTTCTGATTGCCTGGCAAAACCATGTACGGAACAAAGTCTCTCACATGATTTGGTTTTGGCTGATTCAGGATCGGTGCAATTGTAATAAATAGTTTTCGTTCTCACAGAGACACGTAAACCTTGCTTTTTACACCTGTACACTAAACAGTATATACTATTTTTGGGGTGCGTTTTTGTCTGCTTCATCCAATTCTTTCATTTTATCCATTATCATTTTTGGGAGTTCTAAATCAACCCGGCGGTTATATTCTTCGAACTTCTTTCCATCTTCAAAGCCATCGGCAACGACCCCGGCAAATATCTTATTCTTGAATTCATCTTCATATTGCTTTTTGAGGGCGTCGTATTTTATGGCTATTTTATCAGCTTCTTTGTTTAGAAGACAGTGCCTTTCGTAATTATACATGGAAAAAGAATAGAGTATTTTCTGTGTTTCTAAGGCATTGTAGAACTGAGCATATTTGCCATATTCAGCAAGTGATATTTTTTCATATATTAATTTTAAGTCTGCAATATACAGATGCTTATATTTCTTATATATCATATATCCAACAGCCATCTCTTCCGGCAAACCTTCTTTGATGTTTAAAAATCTCTGAAGTGCACGTATCCAGTCCCGAATATAATATATCCCAGCTTCTCCATCTACCTGATCAGAATATGTAACCTGTATATCTTCTAACGTTACCCTTTTTTTCTGAATAGATTCTTGTATAGTGTTTATATTCGCGAATGTTACCAACAGGTTGCCGGGGTTTACATCAGTCTTGAATTTCTGATAAGTTGGGTATTGTTTTCTTAATTTTTCTTGTGTTGGTGTCATAATGTTCAATATCTTAAATCAGTCCAGTGAATAATTTTTCCGGTATAATTACCGTTAAACCAACGAAAGAAGTCATGAGTAGAATCAAAACCATCATTTCTAGCTAGTTTGACAATCTCAGAAGTACAAAGTATCCTACCATCGACAATAACATTAAAAACCCGAACGAACTCATCTACCCAGCCAGCTTTATGTTTGATTTGTACTCTATGTATCCATCCATGTTTAGAGTCAAATTCATCAATCTCTTTAATTTCTATAGATTGTACTGAAATACAATCTAGTTCATTAAAGCAGTCATAATACTTTGTTCGGGAACCGGTTGTAAGGTGTATTAGTTTTCCAGGTTTCCATCGGTCTGATTTGTCTTCACGGATTGAGTGAACTTTTATTTTATCATCAATTTTGTCGACAAAATCGGTATTTTCACCCCATGGGAATTTTTTACTAAAGTTGAGTATCATAATTAGTTACTTTTCTTCGACAAATACATTTGTCGTATTAATTACTCCGGCACTGTCTTCACTTTTGCCATCCCTGATAAAAAGTTCATCATACATTAAGGCTTCATAACTAACTTTGTGCATGAAAAAACCGTAAGAATGTCCGTTATAATAAATCAGGCATTTAACTACATCAGAGACGCCTTCTATTGGGCCAATTACATCTATTTGCAATGTTTTCTTTTCCATAATACTATTTGATAAAATCTTCTATTTCATATTCTGTATCCATAGCATCATTACTATCTATATTTCTACCTAGCCAATCCCATGCTGTAAGCATTTCTTGATCTTTAGATATATTCATCTTATCATCGGAAAAATTACCTTGTTCTTCTATTTTATTTAATCCATTAAATACTACGTCCGATACTTCGACATTTTCAAGACCTACTCTAAATGTCATTTTTACAGTTAATTCTTTTATTGTTTTCATATTCATAATGTTTTTTATTTAAAAATCTTATTGATAACGGCTCTTTTAGTCTTCATATCCGGATTTACATATACATTCAGAGTGATCGACACATCTGAATGTCCGAGCATTAGACTTGTAGTCTTGATATCTGCCCCAGACTCGATACAATAAGTAGCAAAGGTGTGCCGGATTCCGTGGAATTTAATCCTTGGAATACTGAGCTTATCTAACAGATTATAAAAGTAGTTCCGATACGTACGAGGTTCCGATACGTATTCATTACCAGTTATAACAAATACTTCTTTGTTATTTAATAGTTTATCCACCTTTTTGAATATCTTTATCAAATTAGAAGATAACGGTATATCTCTGTTTGCATTAGCAGTCTTCGGATTTGATATTATGACCATCGAATTACCTCTATTCTTATACTGCCTACCAGGTATTACCATTTCTAAGCCGTCGATATCTGCATATCGTTGCAGTTCATCTTTTGAAAAAGTATCATGGATCTCACCGTCGAAATTAACTCGTTGCATGGTCCTATTCACAGTTACCACACCTTCTTGCAGATTGATATCACTCCATCGAAGACCACATATTTCGCCGATTCGCATACCTGTGTGCATGGCTATAAGTATGCCTAAATTCGGGAAAGAGAAATTATCTTCAAGGTATAATTTCAACTTCTTGAAATCGGGTTTAGCAAGCACTTCTAACTTCTTATTAACATCCTTGACATTTACACGAGGGTATTTAATATAAAATTGCCCTGAATATTCAAATATGCCTTCACGCTTACCATACTTCAATACCATTTGTAAAACAATGAGGGCATCCTTTATTGTTTTCTGGGACATCTTCCCGGTACTGAGCTGTAAGTCTACCCAATCTTGAGCATCCTGGTTTGACACCTGGTTTTTATTGCCAAAATAAGGTAATATCCAGTTCTTCAAGGATAATCTGTAAATCGACAATGTAGATATCTTAATATCAACCGAATGTTCTTTGATCCATAATTCGGATAAGTCTTTAAAATTCATATCAATATTATTTTATGGTTACATCTGTTGCTTTTGCGACAATTTGCATTTTGCCATCAGGATCTTTAACTATTTCGGAAAATTCAAGAGTGTCATCTGTCCTGTTCAACAGAACATACTTCATCTTTATTTCCCGGGTCAAAACATCACCATGGTATACATACCCCATGATACCCCTAATGGATAGATTTAATAGCAGTAATGGGATAGATCGGGGCGATAATTCCCAGCAATAGACCATATGTTTTGATGGTTTATGATCCCATGGGAATGTATATTTGCAGCATCTATTCCACCAGTCGGCGATGATCATACCGCCATTACCGGCAGTCGGTTCATGAATACAGCCTTCAGGATTACCTGTAAGAAGGGAAGCCAGGCGTCCGACCTGATTAGGCGTGAAGTCTTGTTTGCCTTGCCGGCGCTGCGCTAATTCCAACTCGTATATCTCCTGAAACCAGTCATATGACATGTCTTTGTTATTCAGTAATATTAGTTCTCTAAATATCACATCTCTGACCTTTATATCTCCTTCCAGCAGCTTTGTGACAACATCAGGAAGATCGTTGATATCCTCTATGGAGAATAGGTTGCATAGCTGATCTTTAGTCATACTGGATCGTTTTTTTCTGTCAAACCGAAATTCTGGGGTATCTCTTTGAATGATAGCGATCCATTCGATACTAGTTTCAAGGCATCAATAGTAACTTTAGCACTCCCCACTATTTGAGTTGATATGCCTATTATAGCATCTGCCCGCCTGGCTTCCATCTCTATTTTCTCCGGAGTCATATCTTCGTCGTTCAATCGCTCCAGGGCCATGAACAGATGATCATTGAGGTCTGATAGCTTATTCTTTGCCATTTCTTAATGATTTAAGTTTTCTTTTTATTTTTACCTGCAGCCTTTTCGTCTCCACTATTTCGGGTATCGATTCTATATCTGCATTAGTGAGATTGTTTCTTGTTCTCAACAATTCCCGGACATAACAATTTTGCAGATTTTTCCGATGTCGTATTTTGGCATCAGTTCTCCAGCGCTTTACTTTCTCCCTATTTTCCGGATTAGCTTGATAAGCCTTAGCGTATATCTTTTTTTCTTCAATATTATTTTGGTAATGCCTTTTTGCACGGATAAGAGAGGAGCTTTTGCCACAAGGTTTGCAATAGTTACTTATCCTGTTTTTTGCCCGGGATTTGCTGTAGTAGCTATAGTATTCAGTTATATTCTTTGTCTGGAGACAAATAGGACATCGTTTGGTTTCCATAAATCATATAATTTCATTACGTAAATTTGCGGTTTGGGTTACTTGTATTGTTTTTTCCAATCGGGAAAAGCATCACTGGGATTTACTTCTATGCCAAAATCCGCTATTCTATTGATTAAATCATCAGATAAGGTTTCATTTGGTTTAATAAATTCATATCCACTACAAGGTTGATTTTTCGCTTCCAAAGCTCTAATGTCTGAATAAGGTTTACCGACAGAAGTATAATCAGCTAAAACAACAATTTTGCTTATCTGACCTTTCGTGTAAAATATTCTTGTTTCTAAAATATTCATATTTGTATCTATCATTTATATTTCATTAATAATTCCTTTTCGTAACAAATATCTAAGTGTGTCATATATCATATTAAAGTCCAGATCTTGGATAGTATCACAGATATAATCACTCGAAAATGAATCAATGGGCATATCTCCTTTAATTACAGATATTACATCTTGGTAGAATTTCGGAGTATCATTAAATTCTCTCAGTGTTTCAAAATCAACACAGAATCCCCAAATACGAGTGGCAATATGTCTCAACTCAGATTTACTTGGTTCTCTATTAAATCTCAATTGTTTAGATTTTGTCATTGTATCCATTATTTATCTTTATTTATAGTTTCATTTCTTTTCGCAAACGATCAACTTCGGAGTTGAATGCTATCTCAAATTCTTGTTTAGGAATTTCTACCCAATCAGCCGGATCATCCATACATGCTATATGCATTTCTTTATAAGTAACTATATATCCGAATGGACGAAAAGTATCTTTGCTTATAAAATCTATAAACATGTACTTATCTTTAGTGAATTTATTCTGGTAGTATTTACCAACTTTTGGCTTTAGATTTTCATATTTTGCAGCATTACGTGCAGCGACAAGTTCTCTTATTTCAGCCTGCTTTTTCTTTATATTGGTATCTAATTCTTCTACTGTCATATTTTCATATCCATTTTATATAATGGGTTAACATCAATCATACAATCCAAGGCATAGTCTATTACTTCCTGTGACGTCCATCTAAATACAGGTCTTAAAACATCGGTTGCGTATTTTTTACAATATGCTAAAACCTCTTTTCGTCTATATGTATGATATTTGGGGTCTTCTTTTCCTTTCGCCAACCTAGATTTTAAATGATCGATTTTTTCTTGAATAGCTATTATTTTATCATCTTTTGAACCTTCAATCTCATCATCTGGGAATAATTCCAATTGATGATCTATATTAGATTTTAAACCGTCAATGTATTTTTCTAGCTTTTCAAGTCTTGATGTATTAGTTTCTATTGGCTCTAAGTAATATTTGAAATAATTACATTGAGACTCCATTTTTGACCGGTTCTCACTTTCTGAGGCTCTGATTCCTTGAACTACTATAAAATCATCCCTTACTTCATCCAGTATATAATCTATCATCGGGATAGATTTTAATTCAGATGTGCAAAAGCGTCTTTGTGAGGATGGGAACCGTCCTTTTTTTTCTGCTAAATCAATAAGACCGTCATATTTTTTTGATTTCAAGAATATGAATTTATGCCCGGTCTTTTCTTCTAAATATTTGATATAAGAATATGTTAAGTCTGATTCCCAATTAGTGTCACAAAATACTATATCTGCATTTTTATACCCATTGTTTTTCATCCATAACAAAGCGGCTACACTATCTTTTCCTCCGGAACATGTTATTAATAGTTTCATATTTTTAAATAAGGTGCATTGAACTCCTTTAATTTCAAGTAATTCTATTTTGTTTTCCGGATTGTTGATGTCTGTTAAGGTATCTTCGTATATGGTAAACCAGAATCCACTTGAATACTGTTTTTCGTGCGGACAATCAACTAAGTCCGCTTTGATGTGTACATGTGGTTTTGTCTCATAATCTTTGTACACTGATCTAATCTGATATATCCGGTTTTCGTGTCCTTTCCATAAGGCTCTGAATTTTATGCCTGCTTTTAGTGGTATCATAATCAGTTATATTTGGAAGTGTTTTTATTCTTTAAAAGCTTCCATCAGATGAATAGCATATTCTTTCATAACACGTATACTTATAAGAGTAAACGGACTGAAAAATATCGCGATTAAAAGTCCGATAACTTTACTTATCAGTATAAGTAATTCCATCAATAAGGTTAAACCGATAACGAATAAAACCTTTACAAGTATCCAAACTGTACTCAAATATTTCATGGCTTATTTTAATCTATGGTTAATTGTGATTCGTCAAATTCATAGCCTGTTACTTCCTTGAGAGTAATGCCGATACTACCGTCCAGACGTCCAAATCCTTCATTGTTGTTGAAAGCGTCTATAACTCCGAACTCATTATAATTATTGAAGGTTGCTTGTTTTATGGCTTCCAGTGCATATTTTTTCATAACTTCATCTACCGGATCTGCATCTTTATCGTAATTCCAACAGAAAAAGGTTAAAGTTTCATTTGCTAGTTCAGCTGTGAAAATGTCTGTATCTACTTCAAATGAAACTGTTGCTTCTCCGAAGCCATATTCATAATTATATCGTTTTATCATGACTGCTGATTTAAATAATGTCTCTTACTATATGTATGTCTTCTCCTATAAATAATGTCGTAATCATTCCGTTTTCAAATTCAACGATTGCTGCAGGTCTAGAATAGCCGGTAACGCCCTGACCACATCCAAGATCATCGAGCTCAGTCTTAAATCCTATGCAAACAATCGTAACTGTATATGTTGCATTTATCTTAAAGAGTTGAAATCCTTTTTCGACTTGTCTTGTAAACCTTATTTCCTTTTTCATTATATTCCTGTTTTATTTTAAAAATCGACGGCATTAACTGTTGAATCAAAAGATGAATTATCTTGTGTTTCAGTTTTAGCCGGTTCTTCTCCCTGAATTTGTTTTTCAGTTGGTTTAAAAATTGATTTATATCCATTAGCCATAAAGAACTCAAGCATTTCAATAGCTTGCTTTTCGTCTTTATTCGCTAACTTAACTAGCCTACGAAGTATCATGGCTTCATGTCGGGAACCTAAATATGATTTATGGGATTCAGAAAGATAATCTTTATAAAATACCCATATTTCAGCGAACTCAGGTGATTCAAATGGTATTTTTATAGGTATTGGTTTTACGGGCTCAACTAATTTGTCGAATTCGTTATGCAATACAATTAAACGATTCCATTTTTCCTGTATGATCTTTTTAGCCTTGTCATATTTTTTCTCAGACATACATTCAAAAAGATCACCAATGACTTTATGTGTTTCACCTATTGATTTAGAGAGGTTGTCCCACTGTTGTTTCATAAATCAAATTTCTTACATAAGTCAAAAAGGATATCGGTTAACTTTTCGTAATCGAAAAAGTTAAGAGGCTCTGCTATGATTTGCTGTTTTGTATTGCTACCCTCGATAACACTGATTATTTTAGATGAATTCAATTCGTCTAACATCGAGGGCTTTATGTAAAAGTTACAATACAGGATTATACGTGTTGGTTTAGGCACAGGCTCAAATGATTTTTCTGTATATAACCGGATGGCTTCCAATACTTCGGGTTTATCCAGTTCTTTTCTAAAAACCAATTTATCTTCTGAAATTGGAACAAAAGAAATTGTATTTCCTTTTTGTGTAGACCCTATCGTAAATGGTGAATCTTCTGCTTTTTTGAAATTCATAAGTGTAATTGTTTTAGTTAATTATTTGGTGATTTGTCGCTTTCTACTTTAGTTATTTCTTGTTCGATATGTTCCCGTTCAAGTTTTTTAAAATTGTTTGCATTAATTTTTTGATACCACGAAGGATATCCATATTCAAACTTTGCCAAAAAACGATCTCTGATAGCTACTCGATCATTTACGGACAAAGATTCCATCCGTTGTTTGATTGTTAAAGTTTCTTTTTCTTTGCTCATAATATATTTTTTAAACTTATATTTAGACTGCAAGGTATATTTAATTAGACTAAAAGTCAATAAATTTAGACTTAAAATAAGTTAATAAAATGGAAGAATCTATCAATCAGCGAATTGTTCAATATCTGGAATCTAAGGGTAAAAGACAGATTGATCTATTGATAGCAGGATATGCTTCAAAGCAAACTATATCAAATATTTGGAATGAAAAATCTAAACCTAGTTGTGAATTCTTCGAACGGTTGATAAATGATAATAAAGACTTGAATGTAAGATGGCTCTTTACAGGGATTGGTGATATGTTGGAGAAAACTGATATAGCTACTACTGCAATGGTAGAATATCTAGAGAAGAAAATAACAGAAAAGGATATTGAGATAAAAGAACTAAATCAACAGGTCGGTTCTTTGAGGGCGAAATTATCCGGCGATTAA